CAGGGGGCAGTAAAACGCCCCCTTTATTGTATACCCCCGAATGCCGAGCGGGACTCCTACCACTACTCTAACCTACAAAGTGTTACCCAAGCAAGATAAATATTCCAAGGAAATAAAAAAATTTCCCCAGAAAAAATTTCCCCAAAATAGTTGAATCATGAAAGACTACGATCGCTTTATTAATAAGCAAGCAGAAGTATTGAATGAGTTCGATGATTTCTGCGAACAATTCGAGAAACGTGCTGCCGAGAACTTTAAGAACCCAAACAAACAAGATGAAAGATTTGAACTCCTCCGAGAAATCAGCGAACCTGGAAGAGGTGCTATCGATAGCATTCCAGGAGATACGGGAACTGAAAGCTGAAGTCGAGCGTCTAAAGTCTCCAAGTCTCATGTATAGACGCCCTGGTGCTGTCGCACATGAGAAGATAACAGATTACTTGGATGATGTAGATAAACGACTAAAGAAATTAGAATAATGGCAATTCTCATACCTGCAGGAACATCATTTACTTTAGGATCTGGACCTGGGTGGAGGATGTTGCCGCCTCCGAGTAACTTTGTGATACCTGGAATGTTTCGAGATGGTATAAATCTGAATATCTATGAGAACGTGGGGGTAGTGAATGTCACTGCTCAAGCAAACTTGGTATGTCCTGGAGGAACACCTGGTCCCTCACAGCCGAGTCCCGAGTTAATCACAGGTATCAGTATTGGTATCATGCCACCTGGTTGTATTGTACTAGCGGGTGGTGTACCGACTATACCAGAGATGTTAGTAGGCACTGATGCTGTGACATTCGGGAGTATCAGTGTAGCACCTGGAGTCACCACATTAGTATTGCCAATCCCACTCATTGGTAATTACACGGAGAAGTGGATGTATGATATGCAGGCAGGTTTTGGAGAAAGTTACAAAGGTAGTACAATACCACGTACCAGGGACAATATGAGGGGTGTCACATTTCAGGGAGGACTTGGAGTGCAGAAAACCTTTAAGCGTGATGAGAAGTTAAAAAGAATCAGTGGATCGGGAAGGCTCTCTGCATATCAGGCAACACCTGAAGGTAGGGAGTTTGTTGGACCTTTTGTACATGATATAGCACAGAGGGGTAGTAACTATGTACATGCTTATAAACCGTCTCTGATCAAAACTCTGCGTTTTCATTATGAGATTACAGTTACGAGTACATGTCCACCATACATCTGGAAGTTCCCAGCATTTATCGATGTAGATAACAACTGGCAAAATCACACGAAGCGTACTAAATATCGTTTAAGTAAGCAAACCGAAGCAAGAGAAGGATAATGCCAGCAGGAAGTGGAATCAGTCGAATGAAGGATTTGGAGAGTGGTCATCAGTGTTGGCCACCTGTACCTGTAATTACTGGTTCATTGAATGTTTTTGTGAATAAGATTGCAGCAGTAAGAGTTGGTGATGTAACTGCAGTTCATGTATGTGGAAATAAACCACCACATACTGATAAGTGTGTGAAGGGGTCTAAAAGAGTCCGAATCAACAAGATGGATACTATGCGTATAGGTGATCTGTTATCCTATGGTGCAGTGATGACAGAAGGGTCTCATACGGTATTGGCAGGATTGTAGATCTGTGGTATAATACTAGAAGTTCATCATTAGAATAATGGCAAAGTTTAATCGAGCGTTGACGGGTAATTCGTTCATTGAACCAATTCCCAAGAAGAGTCGTCAAGGCAATGGTAAGAACACCAAGTATGCAGCAACAAGTCGAAACAGTGCGAAGAAGCGTTATCGTGGACAGGGTAAGTGAATTTAATTTGCAATCTTCCTGCAGAGAAGGTGTGGGTTCGTAAGGAATACTTACGAGATCATCAAGACGGGCATGGGGAGTTTGTAGAGGGCGTCTGGGTATGTGCTAAAAGCATACCTGGGCGTGCTTTTTACTTTGAGACATACTTGCCTACATATGGAGCAATGTATGACAAGCTACCTATCAGTGCATTTGTAAGATCACCTAAAACACCAGATGTTGATATGAGTCTGGAGAATCTACAATTTTGGAATTGTATGGATTATGGGGTAGCATGTATGAACAAGGGATTTGTATCATCAATGGACTGTGAAGTCTTTACAAGAGACCATGGATTGATGAAAGGTCAATACTTGTTTACATTAGATAACTATCATGCAAACATCGATGTTATAGATAATAATGTAAGTGAGGTGCCACAAGAGCACAAGTCGCATAATTGTATCGCTCTAAACAACGGTCAGTATGCACTATATCCTAATAATAGAATGCGCTTGTATGACCTCTCTATAACCCCCCAGGACCCTCAATTCCCTGACTTTAAGGTATCCACTATAGAATACCAAGTAGAGGCAGGAATTGACTGGGGACGCCTAGGAGACACTGACGATTATTTCTGGCAAACACCAAAGGAGAAAGAAAATGGGTAATTCACCAACTGATAAGAGTAAAGATTTTATCAAATCAGGAATGACTCTTATCACTCAAATAGAGTCTGATAGGATCTTAAAAAAGATCAAGACAGAAGATAAGAAAAAGGACCATAAATAAACAATAAATCGTGTTATTGTGCCCAATCAACAGTCTTTTAAAGATTTAAAGGTTACTATGAAGCCTCATCCAATTACGGGTGACTTACTAGTAACTAAAGACGATGCATCTGTTAAGCAGTCAGTTGTTAATCTTATATTGACTACTCCTGGAGAAAGATTCTTCGACGATGAGTTGGGTTGTGGTATTTCTGAATTACTATTTGAACCACTTGATTTTGGTACAGCGGGTTTGATTGAAGACCAAATCAGAACCACTTTGAGGAAATACGAGTCTAGGGTCACATTGACAGATTTGGCAGTTGACCCAAACTTTGATGATAATGCCTTTGACGTTGCTATTGAGTTTATAATTCGTGGTCGTCAAGACGAACCACCTCAAAACGTCAACTTCCTCTTACAGAGAACCCGATGAAGTACATTCAAGTAAATAATTTAGATTTTGCAGATATCAAGACTGCGCTCAAAGATTACTTAAGAGCGCAGACTGATTTTGTCGATTTTGATTTTGAAGGGTCTGCCTGGAGTAATTTGCTAGATGTACTAGCATATAATACGTATTACACCGCGTTCAACACGAACATGGTGGCTAATGAGTTGTTTTTGGAGTCAGCAACACTCCGTGATAACGTTGTATCTCTTGCGAAACAATTAGGATATAAACCAAAGTCTATTGTTTCTCCGCAAGCAACAGTTAATTTTCAAGTAAATTTTACAGGAACATACCCAAGTGTCATTACCTTGAAGAAAGGCACGGGATTTGTTACTACATTTGATGATCAGTTATATCGTTTTGTCGTAATTGATGATTACAAAGCGGGGGTTGTTAACGGTCAAGCAATTTTTGAGAACGTTGTACTCCAAGAAGGTACTCTCATTGAAGAGACTTATACCAAGTCTACGGTATTAAAAAATCAAAAGTTCATTCTAAAGAACAGTGGTGCGGACACAAGCACACTGCGTGTCAAGGTATTCCCCATCGAGGGAGCATCAGAGTTTGCATACTACAATCAGATCAACAATATCATTGATATTGGAGCATCTGACAAGATCTATTACGTAGATGAAAACGCTGATGAGCAATATCAACTCTTTTTTGGTGATGGTGTAGTTGGATCTGCGCTAGAGAATGATAACTTTGTTGAGGTATCATACTTAATTTCTGGTGGTGCTGCAGCAAATGGCGCTAGTGTATTTACATTTAGTGGTGTTCTACAGGATAATAACGGTACTGCATACCCACTTACGGTAACTAACATTACAACAGTTTCTGCAGCTGATGGTGGAGCGGGAATTGAAAGTATTGATAAGATTAAGTTCAATGCTCCTAAACTATATGCCACACAGAACAGAGCAGTTACTGCAATGGACTATGGTGCTATTGTAAGAGAAATTTATCCTGCAGTATCTGACATCATTACATATGGTGGTGAAGAGGAGAGATACCCTGAATTTGGTAAAGTCAAGATTGTCATCAAACCAGATAGTGGTGCTACACTTTCTAGTGTGACTAAAAAGCAAATTATTGCTAGATTGAAAGACTATGCTGTAGCATCAGTCACTCCAGAAATCAAGGATCCATCAATCTTGTATCTAGAACTAGACAGTAGAGTCAGTTTCAATACACGTATTACAAATCAATTCCCTACTGATGTTAAAACTAAAGTCACTAATTCAGTAGAAGAGTATACTAAACTATCTGATACCGAGAAATTTAACGGCAAATTTAGATATAGTAAGTATGTTGGAGTAATTGACAACGCTGATCGTTCAGTTACTTCCAACACTACGACAGTAATGATGAGGAAGGATTTCTATCCACAAATCAATACTACTACTTACTACGAACTTTGTTTCCAGAACCCATTTAAGTTGTCATGTCCTGAAGATGGACCTGTTGTTATGTCAACAGGATTCAAGGTCACTGCTTATCCCAATGTTGTCGTTTATTTTGAAGACAGGGATGGTAAAATCGTCCTATATAGATTGGATCCTGGTACAGGTGAAAAGATTGTCCTGAACGACAATATTGGCGATGTTGATTATGAGGAAGGCGAAATCAAATTATATGATGTAACCATCTTACAGGGAACCTTCTTTGACAACAGAATCTCGGTTCGAGTGATCCCACGTAACAATGACATCAGTGCATCTAGACACATGTATCTAGATTTAGATGTTGCAAATAGCAAGTTCGCGGTATATCCAGAGTAATAGATGAGTACACAGATTTCGGCTCTAATTGAAGACCAACTTCCTGGGTTTATTGTTTCTGAATACGAAAACTTTTCGAGTATTTTAGAAGCATACTATCGACAACAGGAATCGGTCGGTCAACCTCTTGATATCATCAGCAACATTACGAAATATCGTGATGTTGATTTTTATGAGAAGAATTTACTGAAAGAATCTACTACAGTTGCTTTGACTGTAAATGCATCCTCCACGACTTTGGTAGTCGCTGATGCTAGTTCATTTCCAGAGAAGAACGGATATATTAGAGTTGGAACAGAAATCTGTTTCTACAAAGAGAGAACAGATACAGAATTTTTAGATGTCTCTAGAGGAGTGAGTGGTACAACCATTCTCGGAGACCTACACAATGAGTCCACATTTGTGTCTACATCAGCAGTAGACCACTATGTTGGTGAAGATGTACATAACTTAAGTCATCTGTTCTTGTATGCCTTTGTAAGGGCATTTGAGCGAGAGTACCTAGTTAACTTCCCAGAAGCATACTTGAAGGATGATGTAGACAAGAGACTCCTAATCAAGAACATTGGAGACTTCTACAAAACTAAAGGTGGCAACAAATCTATCAGATTCATCTTCAATACTATTGTATCAAAGAGATCTGATGATATTCCAACTACATACTTTCCAAAAGATAGCACAGTAAAGGTATCGGAATCTGATTGGTCTGCTGTATTTGCAGTACAAGCAATCGTTTTGAGTGGTGATGCCAATAAATTGATTGGTAAGACTATTATCCAGCAAGAGGATAAGAATTCTATTGGATCTTCATATGCATCTGCTAATGTAGAGAATATAATCCAAATTGGTAAAGTAGGAGACTATGGTCTTTATAATTTAATTATCGACCCTGTTTCTGTAAATGGCAATTTTAACATCCCCCAAAAGACAGTGCTGGACAGGGTTTTGGGGACCTCTCTTACAACTAACGATACAATCACTGTAGACTCTACTTTAGGTTGGAGCTCCCAAGAAGGGTTTGTGCAGATCAATGGTGAGATCATTGAGTACGAAGGAAAAACAGCACGACAGTTTGTTATCAAAGAACGTGGAACTGTCACGAGAATTCACAATGTCGGTGACATTGTAACTAGTTACTCTAATGTAAGAAGTGACGATGTTAGTTTGCTTCTATATGGTATTCTAACAAAACTTTCTCCAGATGTAGTATATCCTTACTCACAAACAGGAGATAAGATTCAGATTTCTAAACCTGGATTTGAAACTAGAAATACCATCATTTATGACGAATCATCTAGATCTGTAAGGTGGAAAGTAAATACCACAGGTGCTTATGCTTCGGTTCCTCTTAATCCTGGTGTAGGTCTCCCACTTCAAAAATATTTGGCTGATGTCAGTGCTGTCTATCAAGACGGTCAGTATTACTATATTGCTACTTCCTCATATCCATCTACACCTATTCTTACTGGTCAAGATCAACCTAACTTGGTTGATGGAAATCAACTCAAGCTTATTCCCAAAACTACTAGTACGACCACTGAAGTCTATAAAACCCCATTTAGAGACATCGGTGTATTTGTAGACGGTAGTATTGCTTTTGGATATAAAAGCGAGGATCAGATTGCATATGGCAACATCCAATCTTACACATTGACCTCCAGAGGTTCTGGATACACAAAACCTCCTTTTGTTCTTATTAATGGTGAAGAGCAACTAGCTTTGTCAACTTTAGTCGGTGATACTGTAAACTCTGTATTTACTCGTCTCGATAAGAATTATACAGCAGATCCTCTAGTAGAAATTGTTAGTGGACGAAATGGTGTAGCAGAAGCTATTGTAACTTCTGGAGAAATTACTAGTATTCGTCTAATTAATGCTGGAGAATATTATTCAGCACCCCCAGTTGTTGTTATTACCGATTTGGCAGGAAAAGGTAGATTTGCAGAATTTAGAGCGACTGTTGATACCAAAGGTAAGATTACTGGATTTGAACAAGTTGATGGTGGTAAATTCTATACTCAAGAGAATGTACGAGTACAAATTGTAGAAGAGGCAAGAAACAATCCTGCAGCAGCAACTGCCACGATTTACAGGTGGGTAAAAGACCGATATTTTAATAATTCTAATTTCATTGATGATAACGGTGGTCTTGCAATAAAAGACCTCATAGAAAATGAATTTTACTATGGTGTGGTTGCAAACCCCAAACGTCTTCGTTTTAGACTAGGGGACAATTTAACACCAACTCAATTCCAAGAGACTCCTACTTTAACACACTCGCCCATCCTAGGTTATGCCTATGATGGCAATCCGATTTACGGTCCTTACGGTTACAGCAACCCACTATCTGATCAATCTTCTATTGCAAGGATGAATAGTGGATATCAGCTTAAATCCAGTCGAACTGATGGTCCAGTAGACGCTCCATATGACATGGGAACGTTTGTAGATGACTATGAATGGATTGCTACTGTTGATACTGGTAAGACTCGTCTTGATGTTAATAATGGTAGATTCTGTGTAACACCAGAATATCCACAAGGTACATATGCATACTTTGTGACTATTGATGCTACTAATACTCCTGCGTACCCTTATATCCTTGGAGAGAACTTCTATTCTCTACCAGTTAGGTCTAACTACGAAAGTAAAGTAACTCAAAGATCTATTCCCATCACATCTGAACGTTTATTCATTCCAGGAACGTTGAAGAATGGTTCTGAAGAAATTGCGTATATTGATACTGTAAGTAAAGGATTTGTTAATACAGTAGATATTGAAGATTCTCAACCTACGTTCCAAATTGGATCAAGAATATATGTAGATGACAGTGGCACTGGTGGATCTGGTGCTGCTGGTATTGTTGCATCTACATTTGGTAAGACTGTCTCTGGTATTGAGTCTAAAGAGACCAAAGCAGCTCTATTGACATCTCTTTCTAGCTTCTTTGCATTTGAGGGTGATATTATCACTCAAGAAACTACAGGTGCAACTGGTGAAGTTATTAGAGACATTTCAGAAGAAAATGAAATTGGTGTCAGAAATATCACTGGATCTTTCGAGTCTGGATATGAAATCAATTCTTCTACTCAAGTAATCAATTTACTACTATCTCAAAACAGTTCTTACACTTTAGGAGAAACTCTTGCTTTAGTTCTATTTGAGGATCCAACAACAGAGATTGCTACTGGAGAAATCCTAAATCAAACTATTGACCAAAATTCAGTTCGTCTGAAGGTTACGAGTGGTGATTTTGCTGATTATCTCAATTATAATGAAGGTGAAGTAATTCTTAAAAGTTCTGACCTAGGTAATACTGCAGGAACAGAGATTGTAATTATCAATCAATTGAGTAGAGATATTAATATTACTGATGTTGATGAGTCTATTGCTATTCTAGAAACAACTGAAAATCATGACTTTGGTACTGGAGATATTATTAATATCACAGTAGATCCTGATCCTGCTACTACAGAGACAACTTATTATGTAACGAAGAAAAAGTTTCAAGAGATCACTTTACTTCCAAATGAATATAGTGCAAAGGTTGATGATACTGGTGTTGGTGAGTCTACTGTACTTGGTTTAGGTAAAGATTACATTTCTGGGGAGTATACTGATGTCCCTCTTGTATTTGCTAATTCTGCTTTGTCGAGATCTGACGTAGTAGCAGCAAAGGCATCTGTAAGTGTAGATACTGCTAATTTTGATAATAGCGGTAATATTGGTAATATTACCATCACTAGTGCTGGTGCAAATTATAAAGCAGACGATATCTTAACAATTGATCCATCTGCTATTGCTAAAGTAGATGCAGCTGATTCAGACATCTCTCCGATTCTATCGATGGTGTATTTGAATCAAACAGAAGTTGATTCTTATGCACAGAAAAGATTCTTCGTTGCTGAAGCAGATTATCCAACTGTTGTAACAGCACTGGGCACTCCTGGCGGATTCTTCCAAAATGATTCTGGTGGCACTAATCTCATCTATATTTCTAAAGATGATGCAAATTTTTCCATCACTTACTTTGTTGCTGATACTGAAGGTGAAGATTTAACTACTTCAGATACTATTAGTGGTGTTGCAATTACTAGTGTTGACATATACAGCCCTCCAGGTAGTCTTAAACCCCAATACAGATTTGAAGATGATCAAGGTGAGCGAAACCCAGATTATGAAATACGAGTAGGATCTACTCTTACTTTACAACCAATGCCTGGTCATGCAGTGCATGTTGTATCTGACATTGAGTTGGGACTCAAAGATGATGGTCGTGCTCAATTTACTGTCGATTATACAGTTGCTGCTGGTGTTACTAACAGTGGATCTGTAACAGATCCTATTGTCTTTGTACCTACAGTTCCTGGTGTATATCAATATGTCTGTGTAACTCATCCAGAAGCTCGTGGAACTATCACAGTGTATCCTGCACCAAGTGCTGCTGGTCCACTAATTAACGTTGATGCTGTTGGTTTTGGTGTTGATAGAACAGACGTAAACGTTACTAATACTTTTGCAGCATCAGTTGACGATCTTGTATCTATTGGTAACGAAATTATTAAAATTACTGCTGTAGATACAGATAATAAAAATATTTCGGTAGCAAGAGCTCAAGAAGGAACTATTAAAGTTAACCATTCTAATGATAAAGAATTAGTATCTTATTTGCCGAATTACCGATTTGCAGAGGGTACAAGAATTGGAACTGGCGTCAATGCACCAGTAGTTGTTTCTTACAATAAGGAAACTAAAAAACTAATTGTCAACTGGGATTACAATGCAACTAGTCCTGTTGCTTTGACTACAGTATCTTCAATTGTTGATACCAGTAGTCCACAAAAAATCGTTACTGTCGGTTCAGTAGGTGATGTTGTTGATAAGCTTCTATTCTCTACAGATAACACAAGTTTCCTCACTAATCCTATTGTAGATATTCAAAAGTATTATTTCTACAAGTTTGATGTAAGTCATCCTTCGATGTTGAACTCTTACCTTGATATTTCAACCAGTCCAAACTTCAATGTCTTTACTGAAGAAAAAGAAGTTGGTTTGAATGAACCTGGTAATGCTGGTGCGTTTGTGAGAATTAGACTTGGATATGGCGCAAACATTGGAGAACAAACAAGAAAAGATGTTAACTTCACAAGTTACTACTATTTCTTGACTTCTTCCACAACTGATACTGAAGGATCTTATCTTCGTATTGTTGATGACCCTCTATCGGGTAGAAAAGAAGTTGCATATACCACAGACAAAAAAGTTGTCTACAAACTTTCTGATGTTCCTCAATATGATGGAACTGGAGAGATTAGATATACAGGTAGGTCAGTTGGTAAGATTCATTCTATCAAATTAGACAATCTTGGATCTGAATATGATAAGTTGCCAATTATTAAAGGTGTAGTCCCTGCAGATGGATACAAAGCAGTCGTTACTGCTATTAGGGATATAGCCACTAATAACATTATTTCAATTGATATTGTTACTCCAGGTCAAGGATATTCCAAACCAGAAGTTGTTGTTGCTTCTGGTCTAGGAAGTGGTCTTAAAGCAATTGCTGATGTAAAGGATGGTATCATCACTCAAGTTAGAATTACTGATCCTGGTAATTATACCACCACACCAGAACTAGAAATTATTGAAACAGACAATAAGATGTTTTTTGTGTCTGATAATATTGGTCGTCCACAAAACGTTAATTTTGTAAGAAATGGATCTGGATTCCATAGTGATAGTACGATTAGATCAAATTACTATTCACCTAATGTTTTTATTCTTGATAGCTTTGATTTAGATGCATTTAGACCTGGCGAAACTATTGAACAGAAAGTAAATGGTATTATTGTTGCTCAAGGCATAGTTGCTCAAAATGGATGGAGAGTAGGATCTAATATTCTACGTTTGGAAGATATTGTCGGTGTTTTTAAAGAGGGACAGACTATCATTGGAAAGAGTAGAAAGAAAACTGCTCGTATCAAGACAATCAGTAGATCTTCGTTTATTCCTAACATTGTTACTAGAGAAAAAACAATTGGTAGATTTACTTCCGACAGAGGAAAGGTAAGTTCTAGCAATCAAAGAATCCATGATTCTAATTTCTATCAAGATTATTCCTATGTTGTTAGATCTAGGACACCAATCAACCAGTGGCGTGATGTAATTAAGGATACCACACATCCAGCTGGATTTAAGATGTTTGGTGAAGTCTATTTGGAATCTGAAGGTGTATCTAATATGCCTTCTAGTCAAAAAGCATTTAAGTCCACCATGTATTTGTGTGGTCCTCCTCTTGCAGTTTCTTCTTTGTCTACAAAGAGAACTATCCAGCAACAGGTAATTAAAGTAAAAGACTCTAGAGTTGTTAGAGGCGAAGGATCAGTTTCTGTATCCGATTTTGACGAAACTCTTACCAGAGTAAGAGAACTTAAGTTGTCTCCTGCTTTTGACGGTAGATATGACCCACAGACTGGTCTGAAAATTGGCAACAAACAGTTTACCATTACTGATGCTGCAACTGGCACTGCATACACACCATATAATGAGCAAGAAATTTTAATGACCATTGATGGCATTGCACAAAGACCAGGATATTCTTTTAAAGTAGTAGGTAATCAACTTTCCTTCTTTGAACCACCACTTGGTCCAAGAGTTACCGAAGATCAGCTTGTTCCCCCACAGAATGCATATATTAGAGCATTTAAGTTCAGAGAAGATACAGATAATGCACGTTATCTAAAGCGTTTAAAAAATATTGCAGATTCTTTCGATGGCAGAACTAGAATCTTTGATTTGAACTGGGAAGATGGTAGTGTTGTAAAAACACAGGTCAACGAAGACTTGTTTGTATATCTTGATGGAGTATTGCAGCAAGGTTCTTATGAGATCAGAAGATTTTCGAGTGCAAACAAAACAGATCGTATCGCTTTTGTCAAAGCACCCAAAAACTACAAAGATCTTTATGATGCAGATGCTTTTCCACAAGAACTGCAGAACGAAACATATTTTTATGGATTTGGTGTAGGTCTATACGAAAGACTTGGTATCGACAAGAGAATAGTTCCTTATACTCAAAACAATCAATACCTAATCTATGACTCAAACAATAATGTAAAAACTATTGACAATCCATTATATGCATATGTTTATGTGGATGGCGTTCTCCAAAAGCAAGATCTGTCATACAAGATCAATGGAGCTTCAATTACTTTTATGCAACCATTGGAATATTCGGAACAGGCAGATGGATCTTATACTTGTGCAAGAGTAGATATTATCCGTTTGTATGGTAAGAACTATCAATCTACTCTTAATATCTTTAATTATGAACAGGATGCTTTCTATAACAGAGCAACTGTAACTTTTGATGGCGTAGGTACATATGATACCATGTCTTCTTGGTATGTTTTAAATACTAGTGATAGAACTAGTGTTGTTCAAGGAGATAGAGTTTGGGGTGAACTTATCAGTATCCAAAAGGGCACTGGAAATCAATGGATTGCTGTATTAAAATCACAAAATATTGATTTTGTTGCTGGATCTGATGTCACTTTTGATAGATTTGATGGAGATCCTTTGACAATTAGTTTTACAGACTTCTCAATTGCATATACAACAAATGTTGCTGGAGAACGTATTCTCAATCGTGTAGAAGCTAACTATATTCCTTTCTTGCCTACTAATGATTCTTTTGATAGTTATGACTATCGTGGTGAGATTCTGAAAGAGCATCCAACTCTCCGTAGAGGAGATAAGATCATGATTGACGGTGAAAGTGAATATCGTAATATTATTAGTTCTCCACTTTTTGCCAAAACAACTGATTATCGTAAAGGCGGTAATGCTTCTGCTAACTTCTTTGCTAAAGTTGCTTCTTCTGATTATAACGGAGATGTTCTTGGTGAAGGTCTGTCAGTTACAACAACCATTGATACTGGTAAGGTAACCTCTTTGAATTGGAATAGGAGGGAACTAACATATTTCTTCCAAAATAGTATTCTTATCAATCCTACTGCCTATAACTATAATACCCCACCAGTATTAAACTTCATTCCTACGAATGGTGAGGGTGGCGGTGCTAGAGCACAAGTTTTGGTATATGGTGGTCAAATTATTGACATCATTTTAGTAGATGGTGGTTCTGGATATACTGCTCCTCCAAGAGTTGTTATTTCTAGAGGATATAATATTCTTCGTGAAAATAACCATCCAGAATTTTCTTTAATTAGAACTATTTTTGGAGGTCAAGGTGAAGGGTTGAATGCAACTATTCAAACTACATCATCTGTTATTGATCTATATCGACGTAACTTGCTTGAGCATGTTGCTATTATACAATCTCCTAATCCTCTTGGAACCGCGAGATTGATTGGTAGGAGAATGGATTTAGTTACTCCTGAAATTGGAATGGGAATCCCATCCGAGCAGGATATTATTAAACGTATTCAATGTGTTGTAGCAACACAATCACCTGCTGCTATTGAGCAACCAACTTTTATTAGAGTGTTCCTTGAAGTAGAGGATATTGGATTTGCATCATTCCGAGCAGATAAGACCAGATATTTTAATTCTGGTGTTATTGCCTTGGATGAAAATCCAGTTACTTATCCACAATTCTACTCACAAGGTAAATTGGGAGGTACTGTAGCTTCCTTTATTGATTACTTGTACATAGATGTTGGTTATGCAAATGTATCAGGTATTACTCTTGAGCAACTTGAATTGACATATACACAATTCAAGGGTATCAGCGAAGGTGTTGATACTTGGATGGATAATATGGCATTGAATAATACATCACTAACAACTGATGGAACTCTATTCAATCCTGGAATTCCATCTATCCAAGAGCTGATGTCTTATCTAGATGCACCGTTGACTGCATCTTCTATTGTAATCTATATTCCAGATACCACTAATTTCCCTGATAGTGGTAAATTACTTGTCGGTAAAGAACTTGTAACCTACACATCTAAATTATCTGATCGTCTTATTGGTGTTACAAGAGGTGTTGACAACACAACAGCAGCAGCACATACTGCTGGTCAGTTCATCAGAACTATCGGTCTAGAGACAACTCTCTAAAAACACCGTATAAATATAAATAACACAGAAATCCAACCCGTATCTCTTAATTTCAATGGCTGCTATTATCTCGGAAAAGTTTAGAATTTTTAATGCAAAGCAGTTCCTAGAGTCTCTTACTGAAGGCGCTAGTGATACTGGTGCCGACCGAAGTCGTATGTACTTCTTTGTCGGCCGACCCCAAGCATGGGATTCATATCTAGAAGTTTACGCAACAGATGGCGGATCTTTTACCGCTGGTAATCAGGTATATGTAGGTGCCGCACTAGGTTCTGCTACATTCAAAGGGACTATCGCAAAGGTTTGTCCTAATAGTCTACTAATTCAATCAGTTGGTCCTCTTCCAACTGCTGCTCCTGCTTTGGGGTCAGCACTAAAAGAGTCTGATGGTTCGGCAGATACGGGTGTTACCGCAACCACAGGTGTCTACAGATATTCTACAGAGAACGTTCCTCCTGTACCCCTTGACAACCAAACCGAGAAATTTAGCGTTTACGACGATATTATTGCAGCAAAAAGAATTACTTCTTCTTATGCAAGATCTGTTGTAAGAAGATACAACTGGGATACAGCAAACAATCCCAAGTTTGATATGTGGAAACCAAATTATTCAGCTACCCCAGCTGGTGGTGGACAGATTGGTGTTTCTACTGCTACGGGTGCAACTGGCATTGGTTCTTCAAAGTTCTATGTAATGAATCAGAACTATGAAGTATTCAAGTGCCTTTATAATGGTGAAAGCATCGCTAACCCAACTGGTGTTAACGTAGTTCATGAACCAAAGACCAACCCTTCAGCAGGTCTAGGTACATATGCTGCTGGAATCTTTACTGCTCCTGATGCTTCTTACATCTGGAAGTACATGTATACCATGCCTACCGATGATGTACTAGCATTCCTTTCTTCTGACTTCATGCCTATTGCTGCAGCAGGAGAAACATCTAGAGTTGCAACTGAAACTGCTGCTGTTGCTGGTTCTATTAACGTCGCTCTTATCAAAGATGCTGGCACAGGTCTTACCAACGGTACTTTCTATGCTCCTATCATGGGAGACGGTTCTGGTGGTGTTGTCAAACTAACAGTTGCTGCTGGCGCTATTTCTGCTGCAGAACTTGAAGTAGCAGGATCTGGTTACACTTATGCATCTGTTCCAGTTGTAACTGGTGTTCCTTCTGGAGTTTCTGGAAGCACTGAAGCAATTGGTCTCTTTACTGATACAGCATTGACCGTATCTCAAGCAGTTGCAGGAACGTCATCTGCAGCACTAGAGGTCATTCTTCCTCCTCAAGGTGGTCACGGATCCGACTTTGAAACTGAACTTAATACAAAGCGTGTCATGACGAATATTCGTCTCACCTTTGTTGAGAATGCTGGTGACTTCCCTGTAGATAACGACTTCCGTCGTATCGGTATTATCAAGGATCCTCTTGAGTACGGTACAACTACCTTCGCTACAGCAGATACTCTTTCTGGTCTAAAGTCAGTTAAATTGACTGGAGCAACTGGAAACTTTACTCCAGATGAGATGATCTCCCAGACCGTTGCTGGTGGTACTGCAATGGGCACTGTAGTCTCTTGGACCCTAGATGCTGGATCTCCAACTCCAACACCAGGAACCCCTGGTAGCGGCGTTCTGAAGTATATCCAGAGTCCAGAGTATCATACAGATGGTAACGGAATCGTAAGAGACTTCGCATCTGATGCTGCAAATGCAATCACTGGTGCTGCTTCTGCTTCACAAGGAACAGTTGAAGTTGCCTTGGCAGATGGAACTCAATTGGTGGGTGCTATCTTTACTGATGGTCTTGCATCTCCAGAGATTGAAAACAACTCGGGAGACCTCATATACATAGAGAACAGAAGACTAATCACTAGAGCAGCTGACCAAATTGAGGATATCAAGTTAGTCATCGAATTCTGATTATAAACGAAAACAAGACGGTAGTTTAATACAATGCCACAGAAGACTAATCTTAAAGCCGCACCATATTTTGACGACTACGATTCTGGGAACGACTTCTATAAGGTATTATTCAGACCTTCCTATCCTGTTCAAGGGAGGGAGCTGAATACTACCCAGTCGATCCTACAGAATCAGATTGAAAGTTATGGTAAATATGCTTTCAAACAGGGCGACCTAGTTGTCCCTGGTGAAGTTGGTCTGAATAAAAAACTTGACTTTGTAAAACTATCGTCTGTTTCTGAAGTTGCTGTAAGTGTAGATGACGAAATCATTTACCAAAAATATGATATCAATAATCTAATTGGTCAAAAGATCAATGGATTATCTTCTGGTGTTGTTGCTCTTGTACAATCTATTGTAAGTGCAACCGATAATAATGCCGACACTCTTTACGTAAAATATTTAAATGCTGGTGATGGAGGAAACGAAGAAAGGTTCCGTCAAGGAGAAACGCTCGAAGTTGTGGATGGCATTAACAGCCCTCTTCTCGTTGTTGGCACTGACGGCAGTGTTCTACCTACTAGCGTTGCGGTAACCGACCCAGACACACAAGTTACTACATTTGTAGAAAGTGGTGCCATGGGATTTGCTTCTGCTGTACAAGTAGAAGAAGGTGTATATTTTGTTAATGGATATTTTGTAAGAAATTCTGCCGATTTAATTGTTGTTGATGGTTATAGTGACAATCCTTCTGTAAAAGTTGGTTTTAAGGTTACTGAAACTCTAGTAACTCCAGAAGAAGATCCCACACTATATGATAATGCATTTGGATCTTCCAACTATGCTGCTCCTGGAGCACATCGTCTAAAAATTAGTTTAAGTCTAGTACGATATTCTTTTGAAGAAACTACAGACAAGAATTTTATTCAACTTCTTTCTATTAAGAATGGAGTTATCCAAAAGCAGGTAAGACAAGCTGCATATAATACACTTGAGAATACTCTTGCTAGAAGAACTTATGACGAGTCTGGTGACTATGTTGTAGATTCTTTTGACTTTGACATCAGAGAGTTTTATCAAAGACCAGGTAATCGCGGTGTATATGCACCAGGTGTCAATGGACTTATTGGTCCTAACGGATTGAGTGCTTCTGAAGCAGCGAATACGATGGTTGCTACTATCGGACCTGGTAAAGCATATGTCCGTGGTTTTGAGATTGTCAATAAAGAAACAAAGTATATTGACGTTGATAAAGCGAGAGATACGCTTTCTAGAGACAATGTAACAATCAAGTCGAACGGTCTCGCATCGTTTACTATTACCAATGTATTCAACACTCTTCCTCTTAATGCCGAAGGTGCTGATCTAACTGCATATCCAACTATCTTCCTAAACTCCACATATAATGATGGAGTCAATGGTAGCAATGATCTAGAGTCTTCTACTGACTACATCCAAACTATCGAAAGAAGAGGTCTTGGATATGGAAAAGATGATGCTATCAAGACTATCTACTTGCAAGCAGCAATTGATCTAGGTCTTATTGATGAGTCAAGTATTGAACCAAATACTCCTTCTAATAAAGCAGATATCAAAACTCTCTACTTTGTTTCTTCTAGAACTTCTGCTAATGGTGTAGCGTCTACCGAATCCGTAAAAGTTCTTTCTTTTGCAAAAGTAACCAGACCAGAAGTTGGAGATGTTAACGCACAGTATTTGCAATTAACTGTTCTTGGTAGAAAAGATTTTCTAGATAATCTCTTCCTTGAGTATGATGATAATGTATCCACAAAAAGAAGATTCCTTTATAAGTCTTTAGCAGAAGTTCAGCAAGAGATTAATGATGTAGGTTACATTGTTGACTATAGCAATACTATTGTACCTTTGGTTGGTATAGCAAAACCAAAAGATGTCAGCCTAGTTGGCAGACCTGATGGATTTAATGCAGATACCGATATTGTTATTTCTCGCGGTAAACTTGCTGATGGAACAGCAATTTACAATGGTAAATTTAATCTATCCTATTTCAATCCAGTATTCTTTACTCGTTTGCTTGTAGATTCTACTATTAGCAACGGATTTGCACCTGGTAAATATATCACAGGTTCTACCAGCGGTGCCTATGGGGTTGTAGAAGGCAATACAAATGGATTCTTGTCTCTTGGTAAGAGTCTTTACGTTAAGACTTTGTACGGGACCTTCTTGCCTGGTGAGACAATTACAAGTGAAGAGGGAGATCTCCTACGTATTGCAGGTGAAAATACTATTTCTCACTTTGTTGTTTCTAGACAAGGGACTGGATATACTGCTGGATCCAGAGTTTCTGTCAATGGCACTCGCTTCGAGCTTAAAGATGTCAATGTAGGCATCAATGGTGGAACACTTTATAAGATCGAAATTTTAAATAGAGATGTTTTGCAGACAGAATATTCTGCACCTCCAACTATTGACATTGAAGGAACTAGTACGATTGTTGCTAATGTTATTCCTGTTCTATTCAAGAACACTGTTCTGACTTATACAGCACAGAATGTTAAGTCTCTATATTCAGAGTTTGGATCTTCCAGTAAGTTCTCTGCTGATATCGAAACTCAAGATACAGAATTCTCCGAAACAAAAGCTGTAACCCAATACACATTTAGTGGAACTAAAGGTTACAAATATATTGAGTGTAATGGATTTGGTGCAGATGCATCACTCATGCTCGTCCAAGGTGACGTTATTCAATTTAATGATGATACTGGTAGACTAAACAAATTTATTGTAGATCTAGTAACTATTCCAAAAGGAACTGATAAGTCCAGAATTTATTTCAACAGTGCCCTGCCTGATACAGTAACATCAGTAGCTGTTGTTAGATTGCGTCCTATTATTACAAATGGAACCACATCTACACTTCTGTTCCCAACTGGTAGTAAAGAAGTTGGTAGTCTTGTCAAGTCCACAGAAGACACCAAGATTAGTTATTACATCAGAAGAGATTTTGTAACTACTGGTAGTGACAATGGTGGCAACATTACATTTGCTGCTCAATTAGATTTTGGTACACAGAGATTTGTTCCTTTCACAGAAAAAGATTTCCTAATCACTGTTCTAGACAAGGGTGGTTCTGATCTAGTTGAAACTGGTGATGTTGTTTATGTGTCTCCAGATTTTGTCAGCATCCTTAATACTACTGACGCTACATCTGGTCTATCTTCTGGTAGTATCACACTTACCTTCCCTGGTAACTATTTTGGTAATAATGTAACTAACTTCCCCAAACTGAAGTTGACTGCTACCATTGAAGTTTCTAAAGGTAGACCCAAGCTCAAGACAGCAATTAAAAACAAGAGAGTTGTCATCACCTCTGCTGGCGATCAGGTATTGCCTCTACGTGGTCTTGATTACGATAGTGACAGCAGTGAAGTTCTATCTTACTCCGATGTATTTAAAGTAAGATACATTTACGAAGGGTCTACATCTGCTCCTCCAACAGTTGACGTTAATGGTAATCTGGTTGTTGGTACTGATCTAACTGATAGATTTACTTTTGATGATGGACAGAGAGATACATTCTATGATGTATCTAGAATTGTACTAAAACCTGGTTTTACTCCACCTACAGGACAAGTAGTTGTAGCATTTGATTACTTCGAGCATTCTCAAGGTGACTTCTATACAGTTGACTCATATATTCATGAGGCAGGTGTTGTAGCAGATGAGATCCCTGATTTCAACTCTGCCGTCCATGGTAACTTGAGTTTGAAGAACGTCATTGACTTCAGACCGAAGGTAGACTCTACTGCTATTATCACTGGTTTCCAAGATACTTCATTACTCTCACAAGCAGAATACATCAACTTTATTGGTGCAGGTGGTTCTGTATCCAGTACACCATCTTCTGCTAGATCTCTACCATATACTATTTCCTTTACTGAATCACAGTATCTGGATAGAATTGATGGTGTATTCCTGAACAAGAAAGGTGAGTTTATTATCAAGCAAGGTAATTCTTCACTTAACCCAAGCAAGCCAGAAATCATTGAGGATGGTATTCCTCTCTACTATATCTTTATTCCTGCATTCACCAAGTCGAGCAAAGATGTAAGAATCACTTCTGTTGATAATCGTCGTTTTACGATGCGTGACATCGGCAAACTAGAGAAGCGTATTGAGCGTCTTGAGTATTACACCACGTTGAGCATTCTTGAGCAACAAGCTCTCAACATGCAAGTTAAAGATACTCTAGGTATTGATAAGACCAAGAGTGGATTCCTAGTTGATAACTACGAGACTCATGCTGTAGGTAATGTCAAATCTATTGATTATCTGTGTTCTATCGATGCACAACAATCTGTATTGAGACCACAGTCCAAAGAGGATAATTTTGCACTAAAGGAAGTTAACACAAGATCCGACCAAAGAAGAATTGCTGGGTATACTAATTCTAATGGTGTTATAACACTACCGTTCTCTAATGTTTCATATGCAAATAATGATTTTGCTACAAAAACTTTAAATCCAAACCCATTTGTTGTCCTACAATATGTGGGTGATGCTGCTGTTCATCCTAATGTTGATCAGTGGTACAATGACACTGTGGCACCTTTAGTTACAGATAACAATACCAATTTGTTCTCTGTATTCCTTGGTAAGCAAGATGTTCGTGTTGCATTCTCAAGTATCTATAATTCGTTTATTATTAACTGGGTTGGTGTAGATAAGTCATTCTACAACCTGAAGAGTTTTGCTGAAAATAATACTAGAACTGCAGAGGCAACTGTGCAGAGTGCGACTACATCAACTTCTTCTAATATCAGTCCACAAAATAATGAGATTGCGAAGGGTGTAGGATACAAAACTATTAATGGTACTAATGTAGCAAATGCTCTTAAGTTCTTTGCTAGATCTATCCCAATCAAATTTATCATTAGAAGAATGAAGCCAAAGACACAATTGAGTGTCTTTATGGAGAAGAGAGACATTGGACGATGGGTTAATCCAGACTCTAGATTTACAGGTATTGCAGGAAACTCTCTAACGGTATTCAGTGGCAATATTACTACCGATGAGTATGGTAATGCTAGTGGAATTATTCTAGTCCCATCAGGATATGCTCCAAAGGAAAACACTTCTTGGACAGGTGATGTCAATACAGTGATTATGGATGACACTTCAGAAGAATTGTATTTCTCTACAGGTGCAAAAACAATTAGATTTACTTCTAGTTCTAGTGACTCTGATATCACTACTGTGGATTCTTTCGCAGAAGTTAAGTTCTATGCTACAGGTCTTCTACCCGAAGCACCTGTGTCCATCATCTCTACAGCACCTGCTATTTTCAAGGCAAACGAGGGCGTTCAAACTATTGATAGCAATACAGAGAATAGTGCAAGACCAAATCCAATGGCACAGACTTTCACTGTGGAAAACTTTGAAGGTGGTATGTTTACAACTGGTGTTGATCTATTCTTCAATAAGAAGAGTTCAACTATTCCTTTGAGAGTCTACGTCACTAATGTAGAGAGTGGCAAACCTGGCAAGTATATTCTACCTGGAACTCAAACCACTCTATATCCTGATACTTTTATCAAGGTATATTCTTCTGGAAACATCACTATTAAAAAGGACGAGTCAATAACTGGTAGACAGAGCCTTGCGTCTGGTCCTATTGCTAAAATTTTGGATAGAAATAACTTTGAAGTTGTTCCTTCTTCTAATGGAGACATCTTCCTCACTAATGAGCAAGTATATACATTTGTATTGAGTAATCACAATGGCAGTTCTTTTATTGCTAATGAAGATCTGACTTTAAATTCTGTAACCACATACAACAATGCAAACAATGCCACTATTGGATTGAAGATCGCAAAAGACTCTGGTCGTGTATCTAAACTCAATATTACCAATCTTGGATCTGGATACGAAAGTGCAACTATTACTATAGAGAGTCCTCAACTACCTGGTGGTAGTAATGCTACTGGATCTGTTAAAGTCTCTGGCGGTCAAATCTTCTTTAGCGAAGTTGCGCTAGCAGGTAGAGGATATACTGAAGCACCATCTATTGTTATTAGAGGAACTGGTGCTGGAAACAACGGTGCTGTGATTGAATCAGAAATTGAACTTGATGAACCAGCAGTCAGAATGGGTATTGCCATTGATGAAGCAGGATCAATTCAATCTACAACTCCTACTAGATTCAACTTCGAGTATCCAGTATACCTACAAAACAATTCTGAATATGCACTCAACATCGAGTGTGACAGTATTGAATATGAACTATGGGCATCTAGACTAGGTGATACTGACATCTCTTCTGGTATCGTTGTTAATGCACAACCGTTACTTGGTTCTGTATTCAAATCACAAAATGTAGATAACTGGACTGAAGATCTGTTTGAGGATATTAAGTTTACTCTATACAGAGCAGAATTTGATAACTCTAGATCTGGAGAAATTCTAATTAAAAACGAAGATCCTGGATACACAAAGCTAGAAAACAATCCAATGGAGACATATGCGCTTGCAAATAGCACAGCAACATCTAGTCTTTTCAAAAATAACAGTTCTGTTATTAAGGTATACCATAGAGATCATGGGTTTGAAACTGGCGGAGACTCCAAAGTATTCTTCAGAGGTCTAGAAGATTTTGCTGGATATGATTCCAACACAGTAGAATCATCGTTGTTCCAGGTATCTAATGTTGGTATTGATACTTATAACATCTATGGTCCTACTAGAGCAGCAGACACTGGATTCTTTGGTGGTTCAACTGTACTAGCATCGTACAATAGAAAGTACGAGAAACTCTATGCACAGATTCCATATCTACAAGTTTCTGGTACAAAGATCGACAGCATGGTAAGAACTACTAATATTGTTCCTGTTGATAGTAATACTACTAATTTTACTTCTTATTCTATCTCTGACTTTGAAACTACTTTCTTGAACGAAGAGCAGTATTTCTTGAATCAAAAGGTTGTTGCTTCTACCATCAATGAAAGCTTGAATAATCTAGACACTTCTCTAGCATACAAACTTAAGTTGTCTTCAGAGCAATCTTATCTATCACCTGTCATTGATTTGAGATCTGCTTCTGTTAAAACAATCACTAACAGAATTGAGAGTGCGGTTGGTAGTGAAGACAGATATGGAAAGAGATATCAACAGATTCAACTCTTCCCTGTCTATAAGTTTACTGTTAGTGGCAATGAAGACTCTGGTACTGAAGTTCCTATTGTTATCAATCAAAATGTTACTGGTGTAACATCAGGAGCACAATCAGAAGTTCTTCGTGTCATTGGTAGTGATGTATACGTAAAGATTAAGAACTCGGTAAACTTTGATATTGGCGAGCAATTGTTCTTTAGCACACAGTCTGCTGCTGGTGGAGATCTAGAAGGCATTACGGTTACTATTTCTAATGACGGTATCTTTGACCAGAATCCTAATTTTGTTGCTGGAACTACAGTAACTGCATTCAATCCTGCACAAAGAGTAGATAAGTATGAGAACAAGATCAGCGGTAAGGTAGTTGTTTGGGATAGCAAGACCAAAACTCTGACTCTTGAAAATGATAAGAATCCCATTAATAACAATTACACCAGTGAGATTACACTGGGTAGTGATTATGCAAGAAATAGCACCACAAGTGAGCAACTTGCTGATGTATTCAGAGTAGGAGATCTTATTGACTTTGAGGGAGCTTCGTTTGAAACTTCCAAGTATGCAGAGATTAGATCTATGACATACACAGTAGGTGTTGATTATGTTAATGAATCTGGATCTGTAAATACTTCTGGTGTTGCCAAGTATGTTACTAGAGAAATTGTTCTAAACGCTCCTGCTTCTGGAATCAATGTTAATCTCACGGTTAATGTAAGTGATGTCAGCAACTTGCAAGTTCTATATAAAGTTAAACCTGAAGCATCCCAACAAAAGTTTGATGACCTTAACTGGGAATACTTCAATAATAACGGTGCTTCCGATGATGATGTTATTGCAACAGCAGAAAATAGCATCTCGGGTCAGTTTGAATCCCAGTCTTCATATCAAGAATTGAAGTTCAGTAAAGAAGACTTACCTGACTTCTCTTCCTTTGCAATTAAAATTGTTATGAAATCTGATAATCCTGCATATGTCCCTAAAATCCAAGACATGAGAGCAGTTGCATCCTTCTAATATGAAATATGTAAAAGTCGAAGGACAAGAAGGATTTGTGCGAGATATGGAAACTGGTGCAATTATTTGCACCAACAAACCTCGTAAATCATTTTCCAATGAATTTAAGAATGTAGTAAGCGAAATAAATACTTTGAAGGAAGAAATGTCCGAAATCAAGTCCCTCCTTAAGCAGCTAATCAAATGACACTACGTAACGTACCAAAGTCTTACACTCTTGAGCAGCAACGCTTGGAGATTAACGAAATTGCTGTAGATTTGGATACCGCTGTCGATGGTGCAAAAACATTTGGTGGGAGTAAAACATTCTCTAGTGATGTAACATTCCAAGGCACCGTAGACTTTGACGACATTGCAACATTCAATAGCAGTCCTACCTTTTCTGATAATGTAGCAGCGAACTTTGGTGATGATGCTGATCTAAAAATTTATTATGATGGTTCGGTAGGTGTCCTAACATCGTTCATTGATTCTGATGCTTTGCAGATCAGATCAAAGACTGATACTAGTGAACTGTATGTCACAGCTCTCAAAGATGGTCCTGTCGAACTTTACTATGACGGTGCTAAAAAAATTGCAACTAGTCTTACAGGTGCGACAGTTTTAGGAGATCTTGAAGTTAATGACGAGTTACATTCTGCATCTGGAACTTTTATTCTAAAAACGGCAGATCAGATAACTCCTGGTCAGATGGTTACCGAAGCTGTTTTTGGTGGATCAATGTATGTACCATACGGTTTCAGTACATATCCTATTGGCGACTTCCCTGGTGGTAGTATCAACGAGACATCTACTAATGCTGGATTTAGTGTAAGCAACGGTGGACAGATTTATATTGCTAACATTAGTGGAAGTTCTCTCTGGAAGGGTAGACAAGTAGGAACTGCTGGAATCACATCAGAAATCGATGCTCCTGGTAATGCCACGTTTGCAGGAACCTTGAATCTTGGACCAACTGGTAATACATCTATCACAAGCAATTCTGATGGTGCTGGTGGATATCATACAATGCTTGCAAATAGTAGCACTGGTGATCTTTACTTAAGAGGTACAGAACTATACATTCAAGACACTGCCAATGCTAATGAAGCATGGATTCATTGCTTACCAAATGCTGGTGTTAAGCTTAATTATGCTGGTGCTACGAAGTTTGAAACCACTTCTAGTGGTGTAGAGGTTGGTGGCAACGTAGACCTAACTGATTCTACAGTAGATCTTTACTCTCAAACAACAAACACAGGATCGAAAACTTTCCAACTGTTTTCTGATATTGGTGGAACGAAGGTTGAAAAAGTATCTTTACAAGCTAACGGCGATGCCACTTTTGTTGGAACTGTTGATGCAGCAGCATTTACCATTGGTGGTTCTCCATTCACTGCAGGTAGTATCGCAACCACATCTTCTACTGGTGTTGTACAACCAGATGGCACAACCATCGCTGTTGATAGCAATGGTGTTATCAGCGTAGCTGGTGGTGGCGACCCATTCACTGCTAATGGATTCAAGTTTGGCGTC